AGAAGAAGAGGAGGAGAAGAAGAAAAAGGGCGAAGACGGTGAAGATGGTGAAGAGGGCGAGGACGAAGAAGAGGAAGAAGGCAAGGACGAGTTGAGTGCTCTCACCATCGAGCCTGAAGACCGGCCCAAATCGGCTGGCCCCGGCACCGATCAGATTGTGGCTGCGCGGCGGGAAGGCGCAGCCGCTGTGCTGAAGTCGCTCAAGCCGCATGTGGCGCGGAGCGGCGACAAGAAGCTTCTCGCGGCTTATGACACAGTTGCAAAAACTGTGCAGGGCAAGTCTGTGGGCAAGACCAGTGACGGCTATTCTCGCGTAGCCAAGGCATCGACACAGCGCAGTCAGGCCGCAATGGATTCGATTGACGAGCGCACTGCTCAAAAGAAGCATCGCGAGCAGTTGGATAGCGCGGAGAAACTGTACGCGGATCGCTTCAAGAAGAATTAAGGCACGATTCGATTCGATTAGAGAGGTTTAGATATGGCATCGTTTGGTGGCGTGATTCCTGTACTCAGTCTCAATCTGGGATTCCTGGGCAACGTTTCGCGCATGGGCGAGCGTGTCATCGCGGCACGGCAAGTGCTGCCCACAACCGCCAATCCGCTCAATTTCGGTGACAGCGTGGTGATTGTTCCCGATTCGACAGGCGGCACTTACCAGTCGGTGAAGGATTTCATCGTTGGCGGCGGGACGTTCACTGCTCCGCGCTTTGCCGGTATTGTCTGCCGCAACGTGAAAACCAATTTGATCTATGTCGGACTGGGCAACGTGCAGACTCCGCAGATCGGGCAATTCGCGCCAGGGCAGATGGCCGAAGCACTGGAGCGTGGGTCCATTACCGTGAAGATCAACAACGGCACTCCTGTGTCTCAGGGTCCAGTCTATTTGCGAATTTTGGTAAATGCTGGAATTCCTGCTGGTGTTGTCGGCGGTCTTGAAGCTGTTGCTGATGGAACAAACACTGTGGTGTTGGTTGGCGTGGTTTTCCGCACTGGAGTGCTCGATGCCAATGGCGTTGCGGAGATCACGATTCTGTCGCGGACTGCTGCATAGATCGAAGAGCTTGAGATCGGGTCATACATTATGCCGAAAGGACACTTAGATATGTACAGGCGCAATGGTGCAGTTGCTTTCGATGCCGCGACTTCAAGCGCAATGGCTTTCCTCAATGCCCAGTTGGAACTGGCATCGACTACGCTGGTCAAGCCGCTGTCTTCGATGACGCATCCTCGCGACATCAGTGTGCAGTTGGGTGGAGGATTTCCCGATTACCTGACTGCCTATGCGTCTGATTTCGCGTCCACTGGCGGGAACCAGTACGGACTGCAAGGCACCAACAATACTGATGTGCCGATTGTTCAGGTGAATATTCAAAAAGGCATTTGGAACACCTGGATTTGGCAAGTCGGCTTTATCATCACCGTTTTGGATTTGAAGAAGCTTCAGACTGCGGCGGCATCGGGACAACCGGCACCGTTCTCGCTTCAGACGCTGCTTGAAGAAGGCGTGACGCTGATATGGAACAAGGCTGTGGAGGTTGTGGTCTACAACGGCTGGATGGGTCAGCCGGGACTGGTCAACAACGCCAATATTCCGGCCACACAGGCACCGGCTACCGGCACCGGATCGAGCCGCACCTGGGCCAGTAAAACGCCATCGCAGATTCAGGCCGATGTCAATCTCGCGCTTTCGACAGCCATCGGCAATGCGGTCTACGCTGCCGATGCGTATCCCGATACCGCTTTGCTCGATTACAACGTGTTCAACAACTTGTTCCAGCCGATGGTGCTGGGTGGTGTGGGCGGTTTCGAGAGTGTTGGAAAGTACATCGAGGCGAACAACATTGCACGGGCTTCCGGCGTGGACTTCAAGTTCAAGCCGCTGGCGAATCCCTGGATCGCCACGCAGGGAACAGGCGGCACCAGCCGCGCCATTTTCTATCGCAACGATCCCAACAACGTTTTGATTCGCTTGCCGCAGCCTCCGACGAAGGTCTTCACCGTTCCCAGCACAAAAGACGGCGGTGCGTACGAGACGCTGTTCAACGGCTGCATCGGTCAGGTTCAGTTCAAGAGGAATCAGAGCTTCTTCTACCTCGACGGCATTGCGTAAAGCAGGAGAGTCCGATGGCTAATGTTATCGCCAAGAAGTCGTTCATGTTTGTGAACGATGATGTGTTTCAAAACGACAAGACCGGCGAACAGGTATCGGTGGTCAAGGAGACGTTTACTCTTCCTGTGAGTGCTGATCCGCAAGCGGTGCCTGACTGGGTGCCGAAGACCGACCTGTTCAAACTGGCTGTGAAGGACAAGTCGCTGGTGCTCACGCAGGACGAAGTTCCCAACGACGATGCCGGTGACGGCAAGAAGGGAACATCGTCCGCTGGCTTGAAGGGTCATCAGCACACGGCAACGCCTGGGTGGAACAAGTAACGGTGAGAATGAATGGCATGGCCGGATTACAACCAGTACTTGTCGGAGTTCTGGGGTTGGGGCAACGAAGACCTGGGCATGCTGCCTCTTCTTGCGCTTGCCTCCAACATCCTGACCGGCACCAATCCTCCCTACGCAGCCAGTGATTTCTTCATGTGGTTTCCGGCCTTCGCGGGAACGCCGATAAAGGTCACAGGATCGCTCACCAGCGGCACCAGCACTATCACAGCCGTGTCCGACCTCACCGGCCTCGTTACGGGCCTCCTGGTGCAGGGAAACGGCATACCCTGCAACAGCGTGATCACCAACGTCTACTCCACTCTCAACTCCTTCGAGATATCGAACTCCGCTACCGCAGACGGCATAGCCAGTCTGAGCGTGTTCGCCAGCGCAGTTGTGCCGATGTGCGTTCTCAATGCGTATATCTATCTGGCGACATCCTCGATCCTTCAGGTGCGCTACCAGGAGATGTGGAGTTATGCAATGGCACTTTACATCGCGCACTATCTGACGATGTGGTGCCAGGGTCAGGCTGCGGGTCCAGGCGGCACTCCCGGTCAGATTGCGACCTCTGGTCTGGCAATGGGTCTCCAGATCAGCAAGCATGTTGGCGATGTGAGTGTGTCGAGCGAGCCTATCCGCAGCCTGAACGATTTCGGCACCTATGCGCTGACGTGGTACGGGCAGCAACTCGCCACGTTCGCCAAGGCCATCGGCAGCGGTCCTGTGTGGTGCTGGTGATGCGCCCAACGCTCACCGTTTCGAGCAGCGGCGATTTGTCCTACGTTGCCAAGGCCGCCAAGGGCATGAATGGGGACCAGCTTTACATCGGCATACCGGAGCGCAAAACCAGACGGCGGCAGTTCGGTTTCATCGGGCCGATAACGCAGAAGCAAGCCATCAGCAATGCCGGTCTGCTCTACATCCACACCAACGGAAGCCCGAAGTGGAACATTCCTCCCAGGCCGGTGATCGAGCCTTCCATTGAAGCCAATCGCAAGCAGATCGAAAACTTTCTGTTCACGGCGGCAGCGCAGCGGCTGGATGGGACGAAAGCCGAATCGAACAAAACTCTCAAGTTGTGTGGGCAGTTTGCGGCCAATGGCGCGAAAGCGTGGTTCAAAGACCCGCGCAACAATTGGCCGCAGGACGCGCCCAGAACCATCGCCAAGAAGATCAACAAACTACGCAGCGAGAAGAACTGGATGACGGAGAGGCACAAGGAGTGGTTGCGAGCCTCGACCATTCTCAGGCTGTCTCCTTACCGGCCTAAATTTGGCTCGACTCCTCTCGACACCGTCAATACTCCGCTGATCGATACAGGGCAATTGCGTAGAGCTATCACCTGGGTGCCGAATTTCACTGCGTCTGCCAATGAGAATGCGGGTGGCAAAACAGAAGAAGCTGGTGAGGAGCCTGTTGAATAATGCCTTTCTCCATTGCAGAGATTGTGAACGATCCCGCCTTCGCGCAGAATTTCACCATCACGCGCAGGAGCGGAGGAGCGTGGCAACTGGGCAAGTGGACAACCAGCGAGACTGCGCTGACGGTATGGGGAGCCATTCAGCCTCCCACTGCAACTGATCTTAAACAGGTGGCCGAAGCGGATCGCGTCACAGGATTGATTGCTATCTGGACAACGCAGCCCATTTACATCACCAACGTCGATCTCACTGCCGACATCAGCGATGTGGTGACATGGCACGGTCAGAAGTATCGCGTCCTGAGCGCAAAAGAGTGGCAGGATTACGGCTACTGGAAAGCCCTGGCAGTGAGGACGAGCGGACAATGAACAACACAACTTTCCCGCAGGGTGGTGTTCTCACTTCGACGGCATTCACGCCCGATGGCATGGATGGCATCTTCCAGTTGCTGACAACACAGATGCTGGGCATCGCCGCTAACACGCAGATCGTGGCGCAGCTTGCGACTGGCTCCAATGTCATTGTCACGCCGCTTACGGTGCTCAACATTTTTGCAGGATTTTTTGTTGTGGGCATTGGCATTCCAGCCAACACTACTATCACCGGCATGTCTGGTCAGGGAACAAATCTGCTTATTGAATTGTCAAACAATGCGACACTGAGCGGCGAATACACACTGGGCATCTACGATCCGGTTGCTAACACTCGAGTGCGTTTGTCCTGGCAGACCGAAGGCGCACCGGCATTCACAATCGATGACGATGTGCTGTTCATACGCTGCGCGGAAGAAGAATCCGATTACAATGTGCGCGACGAAACGTGGTCAACAGGAGATAGTCAAGCTATTCAGACACGGGTCTATTCGCGGCTGTGGAATGTTTTCTTTCGGGCGCGTGGACCTAACTCGTTCGATACTATACGACTTATAAAATCCATGTTGCTTCAGGATTTCCCGCATGATACTTTAGCGGCGTTAAATCTGTACATGGTGACAGCAACTTCGACACCTGTACGCGCACCGGAGTTGTTTGATGGACGCTGGTGGGAACAAGTAGATTACAACGCTGACTTTTTTGAGCAAGTAACGGAAACTTACACGATTACGACAGTGGATTCCGTCGAGATTATTGGGTACACGAAGGACGGTCAGAAATTCGACATTAAACCAACTATCTTATAGGAGTGCTGCAATGAGTTCGATGACGCTTCCGCTTTCGGATATTGTGAACGTCACGGTTCAGGTGAATCCTTCAGCAGTGCAGCCTCCACAATTCAATCAAGCACTCATTGTTGGAACCAGTGCCGCGCTTCCTTCCTACGGAGCGAATTCACGCTGCCGCCTGTACCAAGGTGGAATGAGCATTCTGCAAGCGATGTTATCGGACGGGTTTGTACCTACTTCGCCGGAATATCTGGCCGCACAGGTGTACCTGTCGCAGACTCCCGCGCCCTATTACCTGTGCATCGGGCGGCAGGATCAATCAGCAATCGGCAGCTATGCAATTGCTGCTGCTGGCACCAACTATGTGGTTGGGGATCGCGTCACGGTCACGCAGACCGGCGCGGCCAACGGTGTGCTGCAAGTCATGGCAGTGGCTGCTGGAACCGGCGCAGTGACTGCTCTTCAATATGTGTCGCAGGGAACCGGCTATACGGTGGCGAGCGGTCTTCCTTGCGCTGGCGGCACCGGCACCGGCCTGACCATCAACATCACCGCACTGGGCGAGACCGCGCTTCAGGCTGTTCAGGCTTGTAGAGTTGCGCTCGCCAGTTGGTATCTGTTCACGGTCCTGAACACTTCCGATGTGGACAGCATTGCGTTGAGCGAATGGGCGCAGACCGCCATGCCGGTGGCGCAGTGCTTCTTCGTGACCAGTGCGGCGAACTGCCTGACAGGTGCTTCTAATTCCGTCTTCGGCATTCTCCAGGCTGGCAATTACAACCGTTTCCTTGGCACCTACGCGACCACTCAAAGCGGAGCCGCACCCAATAACATTTACATGGCAGCAGCCCTGATGGGCGTGGCAATGGGCCGCAACACCGGCCTGTCGAACTCGTATTTTATTTTGCCGTTCAAGAACGTGGTCAGCGTGGTCACGGAGCCGGTCACGCCCAGCCAGATGTCGGCTATCAACAATCAGAACGGCAACGTGTACGCCAACTTCGCCAATACTTACAACTCGCTAATGGAAGGCGAGACCGGCGACGGATCGTACTTCGATCAGACGATGGGCCTGGACATGCTGGTTGCAGACCTTCAGTATGACCTGACCAATGTGCTCTACGCTTATCCGGCCATTCCCCAGAACGATCAGGGGCAATCGGTGCTGCTGCACGGTGCCAATACGGCATGCGCGAAGAGCGTGGACCGGGGCTTCCTCTCCGAAGGCATCTGGCAGGGACAGACGATCCTCAAGCTCAATGCCGGAACGTCCATTCCTGGTTATCTGAACCAGTCGCCAACCTACGCATCGCTGGGCGCGAAACCGGCTAATCGTCAGGCCGCGCCTATTTACTGTGCCGTGATCCTGTCCGAAGCAGTGCAGTCGATCATTATCGCCGTCTACGTTCAGCAATGAGGTGAATCATGGGTGGTCTGGTTACAAATGCGCTGAATACATTCGCCAGCATGTTCGGTGGAATCGGCACCACATATTCGTTCAAGGATTTGTCCGGTGCCATGAGTTCCTCGCTGGCTCCTCCCTTCGCCTTCGCCGGTCAGCTTGGTGTGGGCAAGATCACCGTGGAGTACGTCACGGAGCACGGTCTGATGGAGACCGCAGCCGATGGCACGGTGCTGCCGGTGTTTGTGGCGGGACGCGCAGGACGCATCACCATCGATGTGCAGCAGACTTCCAAATTTCATCACTACCTGATCCTCTGGCACAATTTGCATGTGACCAAATGCACTCAGGGTGATATCAGCGAATGGGCCAATTCGGCCATTCTCATGCGTAACACGCTCGATGGTTCCTCGCATGAGGCGCAGGGTGTGATTCCGACCAAGATTCCTGACAAGGCGTATGCCGCGTCACCAACCATGATCACTTGGACACTGCTATGCGCGAACTTGAACAGTCTGTAGAGCGTCCTCAGACCACCAGGGATGTGGTGATCGGCAGGAATCGATTCCAGATCGTGCAGATGAATGCCGCCATTGGATCGTGGCTGCTGTTCAAGCTGATCGACTCGCTGCGGAAGATTGCCGTCGAAGTGGCGCAGGACAACACGCAGCCGACCAACGGCGAGGTCGACAAGGATGCCGCAGCCAGTGCTCTGATCCAGGCGATGCTGATGACCCTGGACCGGGAAGCGTTTGAGGAGGTGCAGCGGGAAGCTCTGCGTGTGTGTGGGCAATATGCGCTGGTGGGAGAGAAGGAAACAGTGCTTCCGGTGCTCATGGCGAATGGGTCTTTCGCCATACCGGAACTGAGGAACGACATCGCTGCGGTGGTTACGCTGACATCCAATGCGCTGCATTTTAATCTCTCCCCTTTTTTCTTAGGCGACGGGTTGAAGACCATGTTTCAGGCTTAGGTTTTTCGCCTGTCGAGTTTCCCAACATCGATGCGTTTCTGTTTCGTCCGGTGATCGCGGGGATGTGGAAGCAAAAAGAAGCGAGAGATGGCACCTACACGTTTTGTGATCTGCTCGACGCGCACGAAATCCTCGATGTCAAGGATGCCAACGAGCTTCAGCTTCAGGAGTGGATGAGGAGTCAACAGCATGGGTAGCATCGAAAACGATATTCCGCTGCCTGAACCTCATGCACTAAATGGAAGACGGCTTGTTACGGATGAAGAACGAATTGAGAATCATCGCGCTTATGGTCGAGAGTATCAGGCTGAAAAACGTAAGAATCCTGAATATCAAGCAGCGCAATCTGCGGACATGATGCAAAAGTATTATGCAGATTTAGAAGGTAGCAGATTGAAAGTTCGCGAGAATGCCAGAAAGCGTCGAATTCGTGATCCTCAAAAAGTTAATGCATATGCAAGAGCAACGCGAGAGCGGCATGGTAAGGATTGGGTTAGGTCTATAAATCTGAAATGTGCTTATGGCATAACACTTCAGGAGTGGAATGCGCTTTTTGAGCAGCAGGGTAAATGTTGTGCAATATGCAAATGTGGCGATGTGACCAGATGGCATACTGATCACAATCACAGCACTAATAAGGTGCGCGGCATATTGTGTTCCAACTGTAATTCTGGTATTGGTCTTTTTCGCGAAAATGCAACAGCACTATTCAGTGCAATTGAGTACTTGAAGAGGTGATGTTGTTATGAGCGATATCAAAGCACTCAAGAGTTATTTAGTGAGTTTGGGCTTTAACGTCAACCAGTCGCAGTTGAATGCCTTCAACAATGCCCTCGTATCCGCTTCCGACTGGGTAGCGAAATTCACTAAAAATGCTGGCATGGAAATCCTCAAGTGGGAGGGCATTGCCGTCAGTGCGTTCGCTTCCGTAGGTGCGGCGGCAGTGCTGGCTGCGGACAAGATCGCCAGCAAGGATCAGGACTACCGGCTGTGGGGCGAGACGATGTTTATGACTGCGTCTCACGCCAGGGTACTGAAGCAAGCCACGGATGCGCTGGGATACTCGATGGGCCAGATCGCAATGGACCCTGAGTTGTTTGCGCGAGCCAAAGAGCTTGTTCCCCTGATCCAGCAACTGGAGCGGCAGCAGGGACCGAATGTCGAGCACAATCTCCAGATGATTCGCAGTGCGCGGATGGAGTTCACCAAGCTTCAGCTTGAGGCAACATATTTTCTCCGCATGGTGATCTCCCAGGTGGTCGATGCGCTGGGAGGCGAGAAGTTCATCGACAGGCTGCGAGCGTTCAACGATTACATCATGGCGCATCTGCCCGAATGGTCGAAGATCATTGCCGATGACATTGTTCCCATTTTGAAGGATGCCCAGATGATCATGGGTGACATCTGGCAACTGATGAAAGACCTCGCCCAGGTGTTCACCAATTTTGTGGGTCTGATTACTGGCGATGCCAGTTTGACAGGCGCAGTCAGCATGAAGAAGTTTGCCGATGCTGTGGCGAAGGTGGTGCATTACCTTGCTATGGCACTTCACTTTTTGATCAACATTCAGGCAACGCTTGCAACTGGCGCAATTGGCGCGTTCTTGGGTGGCGGCATTGGTACTGCGGTTGGCGGCATCGGTGGCGCGGCATTGGGTTCTTTGTTCGGGCCGGTAGGAACTGTGATCGGAGGCGCGGCAGGAGCGGGTCTGGGCGGCATTGCCGGTGCAGTCGGTGGAGGACTTATAGGAGCCATTCCCGGCGCGGCATTCGATACCTATCGCCACTTCAATCCTGCTGGTGGCGCGGGATTTCCTGGCGGCAGTGGTGCGAACAGTGCGGATGTCAAAGCCCTGGCGCAAAAAGTCGGCAGCGATTTGGGTGTGAATCCTGCGTTGGTTTACGGACAGTGGATGCATGAGACTGGCGGTCTCACCAATCGTGGAGCGAGGGAGTTGAACAACCTCGCTGGCATTCGCATTCCCGGCAGCACACAGTATCAGAGCTACAGTTCGCTGGGCGAATTCGCCAGTGCTTACGAAGGCTTGATGACCGGACGCTACAAAGGCGTACTGAGCGCACAGACACCGGAGCAATGGGCAGCGGCACTGAAGAATCGCGGATACATGGAAGACACCGCAGCGCATTACGCCGCTGGCATGCGAAGCGGAATGGCAGGGTATGGAGGTGGAGTGCAGATCGGTTCCATCAACATCATGCAGCCCAATGCCTCGCCCAAACAGGTTGCCGACGCAGTCGCGGAAGGCGTGAGGCGGCAGCAGTCGCACACCACCTTGCAGCAGATGAACCAGATGAAGAGCGTGTATGGCTAATTTCATTCCATTTTCAGGTGTGTCCTCGATCTTCAAGGCTCCGACCAAAACCGGACCTCCCTTGTTGCAGCGGCATTACACGCCCAAAAACTGGACTGATGGAAGTCAGGCGCAGTTGTATATGCTTCGCATTCCATTGGGTCAGGAAGTGCTTCCTATCGGCCCAAATGCGTCTGAAAATGCGGATGAGAACGGGTCTTCGTTTGGATTTGAAGTGAGAGTGAAGGAACAGATTCTCATCTTCGATGCCTTGCGTCGAGCTACCCACAGGCTCACGGCAACGCCCACACAACATCCGCTGCAATTTGGATTCAACATCGCGGACCATGTCATCATGCAGCCGGTGACGCTGACCCTGGAAGTGGCAATGTCCGATGCAATTGCATCTCGCGATAGTTACGGAGATTCAAGCATTCCGATGTGGACCGGCAATCCATCAAAGAGCGTTTCCGCATTTCAGCAGATGAAGTCGCTGATGGAGCAGCGTGTGCTTCTGACGCTAAATACTCGCCTCGAGACCTACAAAAATGTTGTGCTGATCGCTGTCGATGTGGAAGAGACCGCGAGAACGTATTTCGGTGGCTTGTCGATGGTTCTCTCATTTCAACAGTTGTTCATTGCCAACGTGACCGTGCAGACCGCGAGCCAAAGGCCGCAATCGACAGCGCAAACCACAGAAGGACAGAAAGGCACCACACCTCCGACGCAAGCGGTCACGGACCAGCACAAGGTGGAAAAGCCATCCACGCCAGTTAATTTGAAGGATATTGTGGTTGCTGCTCCTGGTGCCGGTCCTTCTGTTTTGCAGGAAATTCTGCATGTGATCGGTGCCGGTGACTGGAGCAGTTCGATTTTCAATTTAAAAACAATTGGATTGTGATGGATCAGATTGTCCAGATAACGAACGCTCCCAATCACACTATGACCGCTGCGTTGAGTGTGAACGGAGAGCAATTGAATCTGATCCTGTTCTTCGCATACAACGAGTTGATTCAGTACTGGACGATGACCATCAGCGATGCGAACAACAATGTTCTGATCGCATCGATTCCTCTGCTGACCGGCGTTTTTCCGGCCAGCAATGTGCTCAATCAGTTTCAGTATTTGCTGATCGGTTCCTGCTACATTCTCGACAACTCCAGCAGCGACACGCTGGACTATCCCGATTCGCGAACGCTGGGCAACGATTTTCTGATGCTGTGGGGAGACAATGTCTAGCGTATCGAGCGCATATCTGCCGCAGGGAGGACAAGCGGTCTTCGGACGCGCATGGTGGATCACGATTACGTCTCAAGTTTACGAGGAAGGAACCAACAAGATCGTCAG